CAGGACGTGTCCCCGGCCCACTCCAGCCGCAGCGTGCGGTCGGGGCTGTCACACCCGCCCTGCCCGTCATAGCCCCCCTCGGTCCAGGGGCGCCCAAACTGCCCGCCGTAGCGGTCGCAGTTAGGCAGGTACACGCGGTCGACCAACCCGCTGCACGGCGCCTCTGGGATGCGTGGAAAGATTCCGCTCGCGGCCCCGTTCGACCACAGCCCGCCAAAGTCCGCGATCCAGCCGAAGTCCGCATCCATCCCGCTCCCGGCCCGGGCCAGCCCCAGGAGCCCGCCCCGCAGGGCAAAGGGATCGGTGGTGTCCATCAGGACGTCGTACGCCCCCGCGCCGCTCAGGATGTCGCCGGTGTAGCGCCACCGCACCCAGCGGTGCCGGTACGAGCCCTCGACGGCCAGCACGTCGTAGTTGGAGCCACCCCCGGCCTCCCGCCGCACCGTGAACGTCAGGTCCACCTCGCGGCTCGCCTCCACATCCGAGGCGCCCCCGGCGGGCGGCGGGTAGAACTCGATCACGCTCCCGTCGGGCTGGACGAGCTCCCGCCCGGCCCGCGTGAGGGTGGCGCGGAGCCAGCTCGAGGCCCGCAGCCGGAACGTGAACGCGTCCCCCCACGAGCAGCAGACCAGGCGCGTGGGGACCTGCCGGCAGGTGAAGTGCCAGAACGGCGCACAGTTGCCCGGCGGCGGCTCTGGCGTGCAGCAGCAGGGATCGGCCTCCTGCCCCATCGCGAGCTTGCCGCCGCGGAGCAGGACGTAGCCGTTGGGGTCGATCAGGACTCGGCTCATGGGCATGGCTCCAGGGAGCGTGGGCGGGAGGTCTGTAAAACCCGACGCCGATCCTCGGCACGTTTGTCAAAGCGAAAAGACCCCGCCCCGGCCCCGTAAAGGGCGCGGGACGGGGCACAGGAGAAAGCGGGTGGTGGCGAAGGCCGGGCTAGTCCACCATCACGATGCGGGGCCCGCCCGCGGGGGAGTTGTCGGTCGTGACCGTCGGGACCACGCTGCGGCTGCTCCGCAGGATGATCACCGTGGGGGCGAGGTTCATGGTCGCGATCGTGACCGGGGCGCAGACCCCGGTCTGGTCGACCACGCCGGTGTTGCCCTGGAGGGTCGTGATCCCCGAGCACGGCCCCATCACGAACGTCCCGCCCCGCATGTTCACCGTGGTGGGCGAGCAGTGGTCGCTGGTGCAGCGGAACGTCCCGCCGGCCTCGACGTTCACGATCCCGACATCGCGGGCGCAGTCGATGACCGCATCCCCGCCGGCCGTGACCTCGGTGGCCTTGTAGGTGGCCGCGCTGGCGGTCTTCTCCAGGATGCACCGCCCCTTGGTGATCACGATCAGGCCGGAGGCGTGCGGGAGGTCACAGCTGGACCCGAGCGTCAACGTGCTGGGCAGGGGCTGGTAGATCACCGTCGGCTTGGCGGTGTCGAGCTTCACGGTGCCGTTGAACGCCGGGGCGTTGACGAACGTCGCGATCACGCCCGCGGCCGATGTGGAGGTGATCTCGAGCTGGGGCGAGTTGGAGCGGTTCACCAGGACGCCAGCCCCGGTCTGGTCGACCACGCACTTGAGGGCCGCGCCCGCCGCGGCGGTCATGCGGCCGCTGTACCCCGAGCCCAGCTCCAGGCGCGTGAGGTCCGCCGCGGAGAGGTCGGCGGGGTTGAAGTCGATCGCGTACTTGTCGATGTAGACGCTGTCGGCGGCGTTCACGGTCCCGCCCAGGGCGGTGATGATCGCGGCGTTGATGGCGGTGATCTGGCGCGTGGCCATAGAGGCTTCTCCTGGGGGGGCGTGGGTGTGGGTGTGGGCGTGGGGGGGGGCGTGGGGTGGGGGGCGTGGCTCAGAACGTGAGCGCGAGCCCGCCGAGGAAATGGACGTGCAGGTCGATCGCGACGCCGCTCTCCGCGGCCGCGACGGACGGGACCAGGACCGAGCCCTGGCGTGCGATCAGGGCCGAGCAGGGCGCGGCGGGCGTGAGCTCGACGGCGGGCGAGTGCGCGACCGCCGGGGCCTCGGGGGCGAGGGTGCGGCCGATCGTGATGGTCTGGGTGGCCCAGGTCGTGGTCCCGCTGCTGACCGCCTGGATGAAGTACGCCACGGCCCAGTCCGGGACCGGGATCAGGACCGGCCCCCCGGTCTCGGTCCGCATCGCCCCCGCGTGCTCGAGGCGGAGGCGCGGCACCACGATCCTGGAAGAGAGCTGCTGGGCCATAGAAGGGTCTTTCGTGGGGGTCTACTTGTGGACAGCCGTGAAGTGGCTCCAGAGGAACTGCCGCGTCGCGTTCGTGAGGGTCGTGACGCTGGCCCAGAGGTAGACCCCGGTGCTGGCCCCGGGCAGCGTGCCGGTCGCGGTGTGGACGAGCGTCAGGGCGTCGGGGTCGGTCCCGAGGTAGACCTCGATCGAGCTGGCCTTCATGACGAGCACGAGCCAGTACCTGGTGGAGGCCGCGATGGCCGCGACCTGGCTGGAGCTCGTTCCATTCGCCCCGTCGCCGGTGCGGACGACCCACCCGGTGTCGGAGGCTCCGGTGTCGTACCGCAGGACACAGCAGTGGTTGACGGGCGTGGCGGAGGATCCGAGCGAAGCACTCGTGACGCCGATCAGGAGGCGGATGCTGGTGAGATCGCTGGGGGTTTCGAAGCAGCAGACCCGCACGCCCCCCCACTCGCGGCGGATCAGGTCGGCCGTTGCGGTCGTGACGCTCGCGACGTTCCCCGAAACGTTGCTCGTGGTGAAGCTCTGGGCGGCGCCATTCGCGTTGTCGGCGGACGCGACCGTGCCGGCGGTCGTGCCCGCGCCGGAGAAGCCGAACTGGTTGCGGGTCGTGCCCCCGGGGCAGGCCAGGAAGTGCTTGCGCTGCAGGAGGCCGTCGAGCAGCCCCGCCCCCGGGACCGGCCGGGCCAGGATCGTGCGGGCCGCGGCCGTGAGGGTCGCGAGGGAGGGCGTCGAGCCCGTGACGTACAGGAGCTGGTCGAGCGTGGCGGTGGTGCGGCCAAAGAGGCGCCAGACGGCCTCGCGGGTGAGCAGGCTCATGAGGTCCCTCCCCCACCACCACCCGCGGTGGGTGTGCCGCCGTCGTCGGGCGTGCTCTCGGTGCCGCCGTCCTTCCCGGGTGGGGGCGGGGGCGGGGGTGGTGGCGGCGGTGGGTTCGAGCCGTCGCCGGTGCCGGTGCCCGAGCCGTCCCCGGGCGTGGTGGTCTCGCCTTGGCAGCGCCCGGTAAGGAGCCGCTCGGTCCCTTCGATCAGCCAGAGGTCTTCGACGTACGCGCCCGCATCGGTCGGGAGGCGGACGATGAGGCACAGGTCCCCGACCTCCGCCGGGCGGACGCGGTAGTCCCCTTCGAGGATGCGGCCATAGCGGGGCGTGCGGCGCGTGACCGTGACGCGGTCGCGGCCGATCGCGCGGGCCGAGTAGACGACATCGCTGGCCAGGTCGCCCGTCGTCCCGACCACCTCGGTGATCCGGCTCGGGATGGCGTACTCGCGGAGCGTGGCGGCCAGCGCGATCGAGACACTGCCGCCGCTGCGCTGGACGAGCAGGCCCGGACCGGCCGAGAGCGTGGGGAGCGTGCGGAGGGCGAGCAGGAGCTTGCGGAGCCAGCGGGCGCTCAGGACCTGCCCGCCCTGGGGATCGTTGGGGAGCTCGCTCATGTTACCCCGCGGGCCAGAGGTTGCCGAACGCGACAGACTGGTAGACCCGGTCGATGATCACCGGCGGCACGGCCTCACCCTTGGCGTTCTCGCGCATCCAGCGGTAGAGCCAGTCGCGGGCGAGCTGAACCTTGTGCGTCACGCGGAGCAGGCCCTGGCTGACCTCGGGGTTCTCGATGCCCAGGTAGAGCACCTGCCCCGGCGCCATGGGCATGCGTCCGAGCGTGCCGCGGACGGGCGGGAGCGTGATCGACGCCGCGTTGACCTTCCCGGTGAGCGCGAGGTAGGACGCCAGGGGCAGGGTGGTGTTGATGGGCCGGAAGTGGGTGATCCGGGCATCGAGCCGCGGGACCTGCACCCCGACGCCCTGACCGCCATTGATGAGTGAATCCGAGTCCACCGATCGGGAGGGATCGATGTCCTCCCCGTTGGCCGTCGCGGCAAAGCGTTCGAGCGTCTCGCGGCGCAGGACCGTCTCGGTGCTGAAGTCCAGCTCGGTGTAGGCGGTGTCGACCTGCGGGCGGGCAAAGGCCCCGGGACCGTCTTCGGCGTATCGGACCTCGACGCGGGTGATCCCCCCGGTTCCGGTGCCGGTCGTGTCGGCCCCGCCCAGGCACGCGGGCCGGATGCTCACGACCTTGAGCCCTGGGTACTTGGCGCTCCAGGACGATCCGATCGCGGGCAGGCCCTCGGCCTCCAGGACCAGGTCTTCGAGGTCGGTGTTGACGACGTAGGTGCGGAACCCTTCCCAGGCCCCCTTGCGGACCTCCAGCGACCACGGGAACTTCTCCGGGTCCCGTACCCACTTGGCCGTGATGGTCATGGGCGGGGCTCCGAAGAGGGCTTGCGTTGATCGGCTGCCGTGGTAAACTCAGGGCACACAGGGGGTTCCCATATGCGCTCCGCGATCAAAGCACTGGTGGTCCTGGTCGTGATCGGTCTGCTCGGGATGGTGCTGGTCGTGGTTCAATCGCGAACGCACAAGACCCCGTTCCAGCGTGCAACGCAGGCGTGGTCAAAGAACTGGGCGTCCTACCGCTTTCCTTCCCCTCCAGCCTCATACGGAAGCTACGAGGGGCGGCTGTCGATCTCGTACGACAAGTTTGCAGACTCCACATCGATCTCCACCACGGTCGGGAGGAGCCTCACGCCGCAGCTGGCGTATAGCTTCCGGGGAACGTCCAAGCCACAGGAGCCTCCGGCCTACGTCCTGGTGTCAACCGGGCGAGCCAACGCCACCCATCTCGACGTGGTCGCCGATGGAGAGCGGTTCACGTCCTACGACATCGACGGCGTGAGCGGCCTTGGCGCAAGCTACCTGCTGACCTCTGACCTCTTGCGGTTGGTCAACGCTAAGCACGTCTCCATCCGGTGCGGGACTGACCAGGAGTTGGACGATGCCGATCTGGTCCGCCTGCGGTCCTTTGCTGCACTTCTGCACCCATCTACCCCGATCCCCGTGATCACGGATGTGATCACGATCCAGACCACGTCGACGGGTTCCATCGCGAGCGACAAGTAGCATCTGCACTGACCTCGCCCGACCTGGAACCAGTCTAATGCCTAAGTACGCTGTGACGTGCATCGATCGCCTCGACGGCTCGGAGTACACGTTGCTCGTGGAGGCGCAGTCGGCGGTAGGGGCCAAGATGATCGCGGCCAAGAACCACATCGCGGGAGAGGTCCACATCGCCGATGAGGTCCATGCTGAGATGCCGATACGTGGCCGGCCACTCCCAGAAGAACCCCCCACCCCCGTCACTTCCGGCGCTGCTTCCCAGGCGACGGCCGAGGCGCTCATCGCCCAGGTCCATCAGCAGAACGTCATGCTCTACCAGCAGCTGCAGGCGATGCGGATAGAGCAAGCCCAGCGGCACCAGCAGGTAAACGGGTTCAACCTGGTCAGAATCCTGATCGCCGTAGGCCTGGTGCTGCTGATCCTCTTCGTCTGTGCCGGGTTTGCCGCCAATCTGCTTCCTCGCCGCTAATCGGCCAGCACCGCCGCGTTCCCGCCGCGTTCCACCGCCTCCTGGATGCGCTTCAGGATCGCGTTGGTCTGCTGGATCAGGGCCGAGGGGTTCGCCCGGGCCGTCGGGACCAGCGACCCGGACGTGACGCCCGGGACCGAGCCCAGCCCCGGGTCGACGCCCCGGCCGCCGGCAAAGATCGATCCCCGGTCCTGGATGGCCGCAAGCTCGGCCGCGAGCAGCCCCTGGTTCTCGGCCCGGAGCATCGCCCGCTCCTGCTCGGTGAGCAGGCTCATCTCCTCGATGTCGAGCAGCCGCTTGCGATACCCCAGCTCGGCGTCGAGCCGGTCGGCCTTGGCATCCTCGCCCCGGGCCCGAAGGGCCGCGGACCGCATCTCCCCGCCCGTGATCGAGGCTGCCTCACGCGAGAGCCGCACCTGCCGCTGGCGTTCCAGCGTGTAGTCCACGAGTCCACGGAGGGCCCGGTCTTCGAGGCGGATCTGGTCGAGCCAGGAGTCCAGCTCGTCGTTGCTGATCTCCCGCATCGTCGTTTCGAACTTGGTCGCCGCGGCGGCCCGCCGCGCCATCGCCTCATCGGGCTTCATGGGCGCGGTCTTGGTGGGATCCAACGGGTCGATCGCTCCCGCGATGTCCTCAAAGGTGCGGTCCCGTTCGAAGGCCGCGGCAGCGCGGCGGCGATTCAGATCGTTCGGGTTGCTCTCGATGATCGCCGTCGCCCAGGCCCGTGTCGCCTCCCGGAGCACGGTCGTAGTTCGCACCATCTCTTGTTCGATGGACGTCCGGCTGAGATCCAGGCGCCGAGCCGTGTCGTATCCAGCCCGCTTTTCCGCAGAAGTTCCATCTCCGCCCAGACCCAGTAGCCCAAGAAGTCCAAGGGAGGCTGATCCACCACTGCTGATGAAGTCAGCCGCAACGTCGTACGCCTTACCGATTACCTTCCCGGATTCCTTCAGCAGGTTGGCGCTCTCCGAGGCGTTCCCGCCGCCGAAGATCGCGGTCCCGATGTCCTGCTTGATCCCCGACCAGGCGGACTTGATGCGGTCGACCTCCGCCCGGGCGCTCCGCGACGAGGCCGCGTAGTCGTCCATGAGGCTGACCGCGATCGCCATCGCGCCGGTGAGCCCGGCCAGGACCGTCCCGCCCAGGTTGCCCGTCCCGGTCCAGGCCTTGCGGAAGCTCTTTTCGGTGCGGTCCCACTCGCGCGCGACATGCCCGGCCGTCCGCACCGCGGCCCGCTCCTGCCGCTCCAGGGAGCGGAAGAACGACGCGTCGTCGGCCTCAAAGCCGTACCGGACATCGGCCATGACGGCGCTCCTGTGTGGCGGGTCGGTGCGGCGGCCCGTTCTGGGCGGGCGTAGCTACTCCGGCGCTGACCTGCCCAGGACCCGGTTGAGGTAGACCTGGCGGATCGCCTTGATGCCGAAGAACTGCAGGCCGTCCCGGGCCTGGGCCGCCACCTTGTGGCGGAACTCCACGAGCGAGGTGTGGGGCTCGAGGTTGTGCAGGATGTAGACCGAACGTCCCTGCGTCTCGTACACCCGGCCCTGACCGCCGTAGATCTTGAGCCGGACGGTGGGACGGGTGGACTTCTGGCTGAGCGCGATGCCGGGCCCGTCGTCGGCGAGCCACACCTTGCCGGCCCCAATCACGATCGCGCCCTCGGTCGCGAGGAGCTTCCGCAGCTCCTCCCGCTTGGCCGCGATGCGGGCCAGCAGGCTCGCGCGGGTCTGTTCGAGCCGTGCCCGCCGCACGCCCTTCACGGGCCGGAGTGTCCCGCCCCGGCCCGGGACGCCCTGCGTCAGGGTCTTGTGGGCCGCCCAGAGCTTCTGGCCCAACCGCGCGATCTCGAACTCGTAGGCCTCGACGTAGACCTCCAGGTACTTGGAGGACTGCACGATGGGCTCGATCAGGCCCGTGACCCCTACCGCCTGGGCGGCCTGGATCCACCCGCGGACAAAGCGGTTCGTGTCCCGGGGCGAGCGCTCCGCCACCTCGTGGGCCCAGAGCGAGATGCCCCGGTGCAGGGCCGCCCTGCGTGCCGCCTCGGCGTTCTGCCGCATCCGGGCGTGGCGGGCCCGCAGCCCCCGGAGGTCGACCGTCACGGGCATGGCTCACCCTCCCCCGCCCCCGCCCCCGCGGATCCGGGCGCGGACGTCGACATAGGCCGCCAGCTGCTGCGCCCACCAGCCGGTCAGGCGGTCCTGGTAGGTCATAGGGTCCTGCCCGAAGGTCGCGCAGACCTCCAGGTACTGGTAGAACGGTGTCAGCCCGATGCCCTTGGGGAGCGTCCAGCCCACTCCCGGCGGGACCGGGCCGATCAGTTTTTTCGGGCGTCCTCGGGATCGAGTCTCACGGCCTGCCGCAGGTGCCCCCACGCTTCGTTGAGCTCGGAGGTGGTCAGGGTCTCGATCCAGACCTTGACATGCCTTTGCAGTTCAGTGGTCTGATCGGCCCGGATGGCCCCGCATGCCACGATCAGCTCGGCCGCCATGCACTGAACGCCGCGCCACGTCTCGGCTTCGATCTGGCGCGGGTCATCGGACACGATCCGGCCGTCGGGGGTCTTGACGCGTTCCGGGGGCGGGAAGGCCTCCCGGATGGCGCGACTTTCGGCCGCGGTGACGGGGCGGAGCTTGACCTCCTGGCCCCGAAGCGTGACGGTGGTTTCGGGAACCTTGCATCCGAAAAACGCGATGTCGAACATGGAGAGTCTCCTGTGGGTGGCTGGGCGGTCTGGTTGGATGGGAGCCGGCAATCGCGTTACGTGATCGCCGGACCGGAAAGGAACTTGAGCGCAAAGGTCAGGCGGTCGTGGTCAGTCTTTTGCCCACCGCGGAACGTGGGTGGCTGTGAGGTGTCGAGGTAGCAGTTTGTGAACGTGAGAGTCTCGAATGTGCCCGAGCCGCGGTAGGAGGGGCGCTTGACCACGACGGTGGAGAAGATCTCCAACGCGCCCGCCGTCGCGGCCGTCATGAGCTTGGCGTACAGGGACCCCGCCCCCGAGAGTTCGCCGCACCGAACCTCGCAGCGCATCGTGCCACGGATCGGCGCCCCCTGCTGAGGAAGCTGCGGCACGTTTCGGTCGTCCCACTCGAGCTGCTCGTACATCGTGGGGGTCCACTCGAGCGTCCCCTCCACGATGTTGAGGACGATGTTCGAGGAGCCGTCGGCGATATCCAGGCTCCCGCCGTTCTCGAAGCTCAAGGGGGTGCTGTTGATGTTGCCCATGCGCAGGTCCTCCTGGCCGTCCCAGAGAGGGATCGGCGTGGTGTGTCGTGTCCGTCGTTCAGGCCGTGGTGGGTCGTTCCGGGCAGCGCTCTCGCCTACTCCAGGTGGTCCTCGATCGTGTTCCCGCTCCAGCGTTCCGCCACGCCCCGCACCGTGACGCTCGCGGCCACGATGCCGTGGTGGGTCCGGGTCTCCTGCGTGGTCCGCTCCTGCGCGGGCCCCAGGTGCACGACGTGCACGGCGGGGTCCGGGAGGGCGGGGCTCCGGAGGGTCGTGTGGTCCAGCGCGGCCGCGACGGTCGCGAGCGCGTCCCCGGTGGCGAGCACGCTGGCCCGGGTCTGGTCCTCCGGGACCGAGAGCTCCACCACGACCGTCAGGTCCGCGGTATCGACGTCGCTGCTGGGCAGGCGCCGGGGGCGGCGGGCCAGCTCCACCGACGCGACCCGCACGAGGATCAGGCCCGCGGCCTCGATGGCGGGCTCCCCCAGGTGCAGGAGCCGGACCGAGGTGTGGGCGCCCAGCTCGGCCTCGACCTGGGCCTCGATGAGGCGCTGCACCGCCCCGGTGTCGATCAGGATGCCCGAGGAGGTCGCCATGGGGAGGTCCTGTGTGTGGTCTGGTGGTCTGGCGGGTGGGGGGTTACCCGCGGCTGCGGTAGACCGTGAGGTCGTGGCCGGTCTTGTCCACGCTGGCCTCGACGGACGCGACCGTGAAGGTCTCGGTCCCGTCCAGGATCTGGTCCCCGACCTGCGGGGAGGCGACCTGCGTCACCGCGACGAAGTAGATCGCTTCGATGATGGGGTGCAGATTCTCGTTGGTGGTGCGGCGCTGGCGGCCCCGGATGGCCGTGATGGCCGTGTCGGTGTTGGTCCGCGCCACGGCCCCGCTCGCGGCCGTGTAGGCCCCGCGCGCGACGGCCCGGTACGTGACCGTGACCCCAAAGGCCCCCGTGACGGCCGCCGAGAGGCCCGTCATGTCGTCGCTCCAGGCCATCGGGGCTCTCCTGCTCAGGTATCGATGCGGGTGATGACGGCGTTCACGCTGGTCGCGGTCCCCTTGTCCATCTCGAGCAGGATCCCGTCGGCGTTGCCCACGTCGGGCAGGAACAGGACGGCCTGGTCGGCATCGTCGGCGGGGGAGTAGGCGGCCGAGCCGGGAGAGCCAAAGGCGGCCTCGATCGCGACACCCGGCCCCTTGGGGCTGGTGCCGGTGGAGGACAGGGTCCAGGTGAGCGTGTCGGCGAAGTACTGGGACGCGTCCGCGATATCGGAGCCCGAGAGGCCCGTCACGCTGCTGGAGAGGGTGAAGACGGCCGAGCCGTAGTAGACGCGCCGCATCGTGTCGGTGTCGGGGTTGCTCCCGGCCCCGCCCTGGTAGACCAGCCAGACCTTGCAGGTCCCCTGGGCGCCGTCGGCCCCGACGCCGAAGAACGAGATCATGACCCCGCGCGACTTGGGCCCGCCGTAGGGGGAGCCGAGCCAGTGGACCTTCCCGCCGGCGGCCGCCTCCGCGATCCCGGCGAGGTTGGTGCGGTCGGCCGTGAGCGGGACCGCGAACGTCGTGGTGACGTTCGTGTCAAAGGCCCGCTCCTCCAGCCCCCCGGCGGGCTTGGCCATCGGGACCATCGCGGAGGGGCGCGTGAGCCCGATCCCGACCGCGCCCAGGCCGACGATCAGGAGGGCGAAGAGGGCGAGCCGGACCCGGCTGCCCACGGACATGGGGGGCATGGGGGATGTGGGGGATGTGGGGGGCGTGGTCATGCGGAGACTCCTGCGGGAAGGACGGGGGGAGGGGGTGGGCTTGGTCGGGTAGATGGGGGGTTGGCTGGGATCGGCCACGAGGCCCCAGGACGGGCCGGGGTCCGGATGGCCACTCAGAGGCGGTCAGACGCCCCGCGTGGCGCCACGGGGCGTACCCGGGCGGGGTTGGGCAAGGGTGGTGCGGGCCCGGGTGGGGGTCCGGGTGGTGGTTCTGGCGAGCGGCCGGGGGTGGCGGCGGCGTTCGGCCCGGCCGCGGGGTGGCTTGGGCCGGTTGAGCAGCCCCTCGGTCATGAGGTGGACCGCGAGCTTGGCGGCGTAGCGGGCGCCCCAGGGGCCGGGGTGGACGGCGTCGTTCACGGTCGAGGTGGGGTCGGGGTTCGCGACCAGGAAGCGTCGGTGGGCCCGCCAGACGTCGCTGGACCCGCTCCCCAGGAAGGGTTTGCTGGTGGAGCCGCTCGTGTGGGCCACAAGGCAGCGGGCGTACCGGACCTCCCCGCCGCCGTCGAGGGAGACGATGTCCCCGACCGCGTAGGAGGTGGCGGTGGCCCACAGCCCCTTGAACGTGTAGCCGCTGAAGGTCTGGGTGGCCTTGGTGTAGCCGGCCTTCTCGAGGGCGTACGTGAGGTTGATCGCCAGCACGTTGGGCCGGGCGTCCGCCAGCATCTGGTGGGCGCCCACCATCAGGCTGTACTGGGTCTCCTGGGGGCTCGTGAGGTCGGTGCGGGGCCCGTCGGGGATCAGGACGATCCAGCAGTTGGGCAGGTAGGTCCGGACCCAGTCGATGAGGGCCAGGCCCATGTGGTAATACGAGTTCGAGGGCGTGCCGGCGTCGTAGGCCGCGTAGGAGTTGCCGGCGGAGTTGGTGTGGAGCGCGATCGCGACGATCTCGGGCCGCATCGCCCGCAGGAGCGGCCCGGCGTTGCCGTGGTCGGCCAGGACCTGGTCCATCTTGCAGCCGGTCTTGCTGGCGCTGCTCACTACGATCCCGTTCGTGGTCGTGGTGTTGACCCAGCGCTGGGCGGCGGCGAAGAACTGCCCGGAGCCGGAGCCGTGCTCGAGGATGAAGTCGTAGTACGGGTTGGAGGCGTCGTGGGCGTAGGTGATCGGGGCGGCGCCGTTGGTCGTGGGGCAGCCCAGGCGCCAAGCGTCGTACGTCGCGCTGTTGGGCGTGACGGCCCGGCCGTTGAGGTCCGTGGCCGGGATGTTGACGCTCGTGACCTGGTTGAGGGTCGTGCGGCCGCCGGTGCCGCCGCTGAAGACCGCGCCCCAGGGGGCGTAGGAGATGTCGGTGGAGCGCTTGAGGACGTGCCAGCCGAACGTGGTCGCGCTGGAGGCCTCGGACGAGACCCCGCCGTAGGAGGTGCAGATCCACTCGGGGCGGTAGAGCTGGGCGGCCCCGGTGCGGAAGTACGCGCCCGGGATCCCGAACTCACTGGGCACGGCCGAGAAGGCGTTGGGCTCGAGCTGGAGGCTCGTCCCGCTCCAGGTGGTGTACTTGTAGACGTCGAAGGTCGGGAGCGCGTACGAGGAGGCGTAGCCGCTGGGCGCGGCGGACCCGGCGCTGTCGGCGACACGCGCCCCCAGCTGGCTGGGCGGGCTGGTCCCGAAGGAGGCCCCGACGGGCATCCAGGCCGTGGCCGGGACGTTGCCGTAGAGCTCGCCGAACTCGGCGTTGAGGGCCGCGACGGCGTAGCCGCCGTTGCCCCCGACGGTGTAGATCGAGCTTCCCAGGATGAGCAGGTCGACCTGGCGGGTCGCGGCCTGCTCGAGGAGGTCGTTGAAGCCCTCGCGGCGGGCGTCCCCCGGGGGTGGGTAGCTGGACGCGCAGGCCGAGTGGGCGAGCTGGGCCGCGGCGGGCGCGGGGGCCACGAGGGCCGCCAGCAGGCAAGCGGCGAGCAGGAGGGCGCGGAGGAGGGGCGTGCGCATCGGGGTGGAGCTCCGGCGTGGGGCGTGGGGGCGTAGGGATGGGGGGATGGGCTGGTGGAGGACGCTCAGGGCTTGGGCTCGAGCCGGCCGCGGATGTACGCGACATCGGAGGCGACGCGCGTCGCGAGGTCCTCGGTCTTGGCCATGCGGGCATCCTGCTCGAGGTTCTTGGACTCGATGGCGGCGACGCGCTGGCTGATGAGCTGGAACCCCACCCACATCCCGACGCCGCCCCCGAGGGCGGACACGATGGCGGTGGCGAGGACCTGTCCCAAAATGGTGCGGAGGAAGGGGTGGCGGGCCAAGGCGTACTCCATGGTGTCGGTGTTGGAGGAGCGATGGGGAGTCGAAGCGGGCGCGGGCGGCGCTGGCGTCGTGGCGGGGGCGACGGGGGAGCCGGGGGCGGTCTGGATGGGTGGGCTCATGCGTTACGCCCCTCCACCGGGAACGCGGGGGCTCTTGGCGACCTGCTCGGAGGAGACGTTGTCCTGGCGGACCCACAGCAGGGCCGCGCTGTTGAGCGCGAGGGTGAGCTGCATGGCCAGGCGGGTGGAGCGGGGGGAGAGCTCGGCGGCCGCGACGGCCCCGGCCAGCAGGGCCGCGACCCCGAAGGCCTTGGGGATCCAGGACGGGGGCGTGCGCATGGCGTGTCCTTTCCCCGGGGGGCCGGGAGTGTGTTGGGGGTGGGGCGGGCCTGGAGCCGATGGGGGATGGGCCTACAGGCCCGTCAGGAACGTGAAGAGGGCATCGATCGCCCCGGGCGCGATCGCCTCGGTGGCGCGGACCTGGGATTCGAAGGCGGCGCGCTGGTCGGCCGAGAGGGCTTTCCACCACGCGACCAGGCGGTCGTAGGCCTCGTTGGCGGCCCGGAGGGGCTCGCTCGCGCTGGTCCCGAACTTCGCGACCCGGAAGCCCCCGGTGGCGGCATCGAACTCCAGGCCCTCGGCCTGGATGTCGGTCCCGCTGGAGAGGTTGAACCGGAGGGTGCCGTCGGGCTGCTTGACGAGGAAGAGGTCGCGGGGGGTGGTGCCGGTCTGGAAGGTCTGGACCTCGTCCTGCGTGATGCTCGTGTAGCGGGCGGGCCCGACGCCGGACGCGACGCCCTTCTTGTCGGCGTCCTCGATCTGGAGCGTGACGGGGGAGCCGTTCTCGAGCGTGGTGGTGGCGCGGGTGATGTCGGAGCGGGGTCCGACCTGCTGGCAGCCGGCGAGCAGGACCAGGAGCGTGGCGGCGAGCAGGAGGCCGATGAGCGCCGCGAGCGGGAATCCGGAGGAGGGCGAGGCCAGGAACCCGGCGAGGCGCCCCGCGGCAGGGGTGCGGGCGGGCGTGCGTGAGGATCCGGAAGGCGTGGCGGTCATGGGATGGTTCTCCGGTGTGAGCGGGGACGATCGGGAACGCGGACGGTCAAAGCCCTGCCGGGTGCCGGTGGATGCCGGCACCAGCACCCGGCGGGGCGAGCATGAAGAACGGGCCTTCGCCCGGTGGGTTGGGGGGTGGGTGGGGGGTGGGGGCTTAGGACTTGCAGTTGCCGATGAGGTAGCCGGCCCCGGACTGGATGATCTTCTGGACGCTCGAGCGGGTGCACTGCACGACGCCGCTCTCGGTCTGGTCCTCGCGGTACATCTTGACGGAGAGCTCGCCCGCGTAGCCGTCCCAGACGAACGTCACGCCCAGCCCGGCGAGCTCGGGCGCGCTGGGGTTGGTGCGGATGTAGACGAGCATGTACTCCTGGTCGGCCATGTTGCTGACCGTGGGGGAGATCTGGGTCCCGGCGGACTGGTAGTGCCCGCCGCTGACCACGACCTCGTCCACGCCCAGGGCCTGGCAGAGCAGGGCATCGGAGAGCTGGGCGTTCTTGAACTCGGGGTCCGTGTAGACGCCGCCCAGGCCGCTGCGGACCTGGGTGCAGAGCGCGAGGTGGTCACGGACGTACTTGCTCATCAGGACGCAGCACTGGAGGCCCATCTCGGTCCAGTCCCCGATGTTCTCACGGAGCTGGTTCTTGGCCTTAAGGATCTCGTCGATGGGCACGCTGTTGGCGTGGTCGTCGACCTCGTTGGTCATGTTGTGCCCGGTCGCGGTCGCTTCCGGGAAGGTCGTGCGGCTGAAGAGCGTGGTGAACATCTCCAGGTCCTCCCGGCGGAGCATCTGGATGGCCTTCTGGTCGGTGCGGGCCTGCTCCAGGGAGAGCACGTTCGCGTACTCGGAGGCCTGGTCATCGGGGATCTGGCCCTCCAGGCCGCGGTTCTCGCAGGCAAACGTGTCGTCCTCGACCTGCAGGTTGTCACGCTTGAACGCCGCGCCGCTGGCGCGCTTGTTGTCGGGGGCGCCCAGCATCGCGCCCTTGGCGATCTTGAAGAACCGCCCCGCCTTGGCCATGACCGGGACGCTGGGCAGGACGCGGCGGAGGACAAAACCGTTCGAGCCGGCGATGCGGCCGAGGGCGATCTGGGTGAGGTCCGGGCGGGGGCCGGAGACGGTGGGGCTGAGCATGGCAGGGACTCCTCAGGCCTCACGCCCCCGGTGTGGGTGGGCGAGGCGGGTGGTGGGGGAAGAACGGGGTGGGGGGCGTGGTCGTGAAGCCGGGCAGCCCCGGGGATTGGGTCCGGGGCCGCCCGAGCAAGTGGGGGCGTGGAGGGCGTGGGGGGCGGTGGGTGGATGGGTAGGTGCCTGGTCCTCAGGCGGCCCGGCGGTGGTGCTCGACCGTGAGGCTGTCGAGGCGGCAGGAGTTGGAGCCGCTGGTGGTGCTCCAGGTGCCCGTGACCTTCACGATGGCGGCCGCGGTGGTGTCGAGGTTGGTGGCGGCGAGGTAGCGGGGCCGGACCGTCGCGGTGCCGGCAGCGCCGATCACGGCGGACTGGCCGTGGGCGATGATGACGCCGGTGGCGCCGTCCCCGGTGGCCCGGACCGTGACCTCCATCTCGAACTGGGCGATGTCGTCGTTGGCGACATCGACGGCCGCCATGGCCAGGATCGTGACCGATCCGAGCTTCACATCGACCGCGAGGGTATCGGTCGAGTTGGTCGCGGTGGCGCGGACAAAGCCCTTGATCTTGATCACGTCCCCCACCTTGAGCGTGTTGGCCGCGAACGTGTGGGTCTTGTCGAAGTCGGTGGGGGTGGAGGAGGCCGTCAGGGCCGCGGAGGCCGCCGTGGAGGCGTAGACCAGGCCCAGCGGGGTGGGGTGCTGGCCCTGGAGGACCGTGGCGGTATCGCCGGAGGCGGTCGTGAGCGTGGTCGTGATGCCCAGCGAGAGGCCGGGCCCCGCGCTGGTGCACTTGCCGTCGTCGGCCGCGAAGGCCTCGGCGCCGGCGCTGATCGCGGCGGAGCACTCGATCGGGACTTCGCCGGCGTCGTTGCCGGTCCAGGCCGCGCCGGTCTTGCCGGACAGGATGGTCTGGCACGTCACGGCCTCGTGGGTCTCGCCCGCATCGGCCAGGACCCAGGAGGTCCCGTTGTGGCGGACGCGGCGGTACTGCGGGAGGTCTTCGCCCGCCGTGATCGTGATGGGGCTGTCGGTGCGCATGAGTCAGGTCTCCTTCTGGGAGGGTGAGGGGTGGGTGGGGGGGGGTCGGGAAGGGAGCGGTGCGGAGGGGTGGCGGGGCCGCCGGGTCAGACCCGCACGGCCGGGGTCGAGATGCCGCGCTGCTGCATCGAGGCTTCGGCGCAGTACCGGCGGTGCAGATCGGGGTTCTGGCTCGCGATCTCGGCCATCGAGCGCTCGACCGTGGTCTTGTTCTGCTCCATGTGCTGGCGGACCTTGGCCATGAACTCGTGCTCCCCACCCCCACCGCCCCCACCGCCATTCCCGGCGGGCGGGGCGGTGCTGACCGGGGTCGCGCCCTCGTGGGCCGCGCTCCCGATCTTGGCCTGGAGTTCCTTGATGGTCCCGGCCTGGGCCGTGACGGTCTTCTGGAGCGTGGCCGTCATGGCCTCGCGGGCCTGGGCCAGGGTGTGGCCGGCGGCCTGGCTGACCACGATCGAGGCCGCGTCCTCGCCGTAGAGCTCCTTGAGCTGGGCAAAGGTGGCGGGGGCCGCGGCGGCGGTGGCGGAGGCCTGGAGGGTGGCCTGCCGGGCCTCCTGCTGGATGGCCTCCAGGAGGGTGGGGTTGTGCTGGCGCAGGTCGGCGGCGGTGAGCTTGGACAGGTCCATCGGGGTCTCCTTGGGCTGCTGCGCCCGTGGTGAGGGGGAGGCGTGGGGAACGTCGGGGTTCCCGGCCGTGCTGGAGGACGGGAGCGCGGACACCCGCGCCTCCCACTGCTGCTGGGTTTCGATGAGGTCCACGAGCCCGGCCGCCTTGGCGTCCGGGGCGGCCAGGAGGTGGCCCTTGAGGGCCGCGACCGACTCGGGGGTGATTCGGCGCGAGGCCGTGACGGCGCCCACAAAGGCCTGCTGGATGGCGTCGACGCGCCGCTGCTCGGCGGCCAGGAAGGTCTCGGTGAGCGGGACGCCGGGGTAGCCGCAGGCCTTGTCGGGGTCGCTCGCGATCGCGACGGGCTTGATCCCGGCGAGCTTCATCGCCTCGGAGGTGTCGTAGCGCATCAGGAGGGTGCCGATGTTCCCCGCCGCCCCCTCGGGCGCGATGGAGATCTGGCTGCTGCAGGCCGCCATCCAGTACCCGCCGCTGGCCGCCATGCCGGTGATGCGGGTCCGGATGGGCTTGACGGCCGCGGCCCGCTGGATGGCCTCCAGGGTCAGGCCGCAGGAGGTGCTCGTCCACCCGGGACAGTCCATCTCGAGCCAGATCTCCCGCACGGCCCGGTCGGCCGTGAGGGCATCGAGCGAGGCCGCGATGCTGGCGTGGGTGAGCGCGAAGGAGCTCTCCCAGCACCACCCCTCGTCGTCCATGACGGGCCCGTCGATCCGCAGGCAGGCCGCGTTGCCGAGGCGGCGGACCTCGGGCGTCGAGGACCGGCGGATGTAGTTCCGGAACTCGGGGTTGAGCTGGTCCGGGGCGCGCGGCGCCGGACGGAGCCGGTGCTGCTCGTGCATGTTCAGGATCCCGATCCCGGCGGCCATGCCCGCGGGGGCCGCGGCCGCGCTGAGGAGCTGCAGGAGGGCCGGCGTCAGGGTGGTCATGCGTCCTCCGGGTCGGGGGCGGTGGGGGCAGGGGTGGCGGGGGTGGGCGGCTCGTTCGCGTCTTCGTTGGCGTCTTCGGGCGCCTCGGGCGGCTCGGGCGCTGGGGGGGCCGGTGGGGTCTGGCCGCCCTTGGCGCCCGGGGTGTTGATGGCCGGGATCCCGGCCTCCGCGAGGTCCTTCTCCTCGGCCGCGCAGGCGTCCTTGACGCTCGTGAAGGTGCCGGTCCCCAGGGCCTGGATGGCCTGGTCCCGGGTCATGAGCCGGGCGTCGATGGCCTCGCGGTAGCCCTTCACCTCGCTCCCGAAGTCGACGACGGGCGCGCGGGGGAACTCGACGGTGCACTCCGCGTAGTCGTCGCTGTCGGGCAGGAGCCCCTGGGCGATGCCGCGGCGGATGCGCCAGGCCCGGACCCAGCGGACCATGCGGGCGAGGCGCGCCTGCGCGGGCTCGATGCTCCGCATCGAGAGGGAGAGCACGGCCTTGATGTTGGACCAGGAGAGCGACTGCGAGTCGTACAGCACGGCCACGAGCGGGATGCCCAGCTCTGCGCTCGCCAGGGAGAGCTGGAACGTGACGAAGTCCTTGAAGTTGGTCGTGGGGAACTCGGGGCGGAGCTGGTGGACCTCGCCCTTGCGGCCCAGGAACTGGATCGTGCCGGCGTTGATCTCGACCTCGCGGGGCGCGGCGGTGTTGGACCGCTCGGGCTGGGCGTCGGTCCCCTGCTCGAAGAGGGCCTGCATCCCGGCGGGGTCGTCGTCGGTCACGATGGCGGCAAAGAGGGTCGCGATCTCGGCCGCGACCGCGACCTTCTCGATGTAGGAGTCGAGGCGCTCGATGGTGGGCAGGACGGCCTGGAGGGCGGGCTCGCCGCGGCGGAAGCCCGCCCGGACCCCGATGGGGTTGACGGCGAGCCAGGCGTAGCGGGCGTCCAGCACGGTCGTGCCGGCGGTGCCGAGCTGGCCGTAGGCGTTCCAGTCCGCGACGTGGTACCGGATGGGCTTCCCGGCCGCGTCGGTCTCGATCCCGTCGGCGATGAAGCCGCCACCGGGGCGGGGCTTGGAGGGCCCGTACGCGCCCCCGGCCTCCGGCGGGTTCACGAGGCGCGGGGCCTCGACGATCTGGATCTGGCCGCCCTTGGTCAGGACCCACAGCTCGTCCCCGCTCGTGCACCAGGCCGAGACCGTGGCGGCGAGCATCTCGGGGAGGGACTGCTGGCCGCGGATGTCGGGGTGGCCGTAGAGGTTGGGGTCCAGGGCGTCGGACCACGCGGCAAAGTCGCGGTCGTAGGCGGCCGCGGCCTTGGGGTTCTTCGAGGTGCTGCGCACGATCGGGCCGTCCCCGACGATGAACTGCTGGGCGCGGCGGATGATGACCCGCGCGGCGGTGGAGTTGCGTTCCAGGTCCTGGCAGTCGCGCGTGAGGGCATCGCGGACGTAGGGCGAGAGGTGCATCGGGGCCGAGCCCATCGAGGACCGCCCCCCTGGGCGCAGCCGCGTGCGGGTCGCGGCGCTGTAGGTGTTCACGATCCGGCCCCCACCCCCGCCACCCCCACCACCCCCGCCCAGGCGCCCCGCCCCGCCGGCGGATTCCAGGAGCTTCACAGCGCGGGCTTTCTGGCGCAGCACGCGCGAGACGATCCGCTCGCGCGTGAGGCGGTTCTTGAGCTCGAGCTCGGCGAGCCGCTCGGCGCTCGTGGGGCGGGTGGCCATGGTGGTCTTCCGGAGAGGGCTGGGGGATCGCGCGCGGTCAGGCGCAGGAGTCAGGCGCGGGTGGCGCGGTAGAGGCTGCGGCCCCCGGCGCGGGTCCCGACGCTGGCCAGCAGCGAGGACTCCTCGTCCTTGAGGCCGCGGAGGTAGGACTCCAGGTCCTTCTTGGTCATGGCCTTGCCGTCGGCCGCCACCGAGAGGTTCGTGGTGGCGAGCATCTGCTGGCGGACCTCCGTGATGTGGAGCTGGAGGCGCGCGAGCCGGGCGGCCCCGGTGTACTGGTCGTAGTCGGCGTAGTCGGGGTAGGCCATGGCGGGTGCTCCTGGGCGGTGCGGGGGCGAGGAGGGTGGCTCAGTCGCTCCCGTACTTCTTCTGCAGCTCCAGCAGCCGCGGGGCCGTGGCCTGGATCTGCCGCTCGAGCACGCGGAGGCGGGCCGTCATGTCCGCGATCTTCTGACGCGCCACCACGGCGGCGTTCGCGGCCTCGCGCCGGGCCTGGTTGATCGTCTCGTTGAGTTCCTCGAGCTGCTCGCGGGCCTGGAGGAGCTGGAGCATCTCGACGCGCGGGTCGGTGTGGGGGACGCTCGCGAGGGCCGGGGCGGGCTCGGGCTCGGGATCGGGGGCGGGTGCAGCCGTCGGGGACGTGGCCTGCGGCTCCGGGGCCGTCGCGTCGAGCGCTGGATCCGGGACCTCCGGGTGCAGTCCGTCCATGGGAAGCGCGTCGGGCGGGACCTCGAACACGGGCGCGGCGATCGTGTCCTCGGTGGGAGGCACGGCGGCGGGCGCGGTGGTGTCGGGCACCGGGGCGGTGAGAGGGTCGGGCGTGGGCGTGGGGGCGGGGGCGGGGGCGGGGGTCGTGGGCTTACGGGCCATGGGGCTGGTCCTTTCTCCGTGTGGAGGCGAGGATGCCGTGCGCTCGCGAGAGGGCACGCAGGGTGGGGGCGGGGGCGTCCGGCCGCGCCGGCGGCGGAGCGCCGGGCGTGGGGGCGGTGCGACCGCCCACGAGGAGGTCGGGCAGGCGGAGCGCGGCCTCGAGGGCGTCGAGCATGACCTCGCAGTCGAAGTAGTGGTTGTCGGTGCGGCCTTCGCGGAGCTGCCAGGTGTACTCGCGGCGGCCGTGCACGGTGGTGACCAGGCACTCCTCGGCGGTGAGCTGGTGGAAGTAGTCCTCGCCGGTGTCCTCGGGGAAGAAGAGCGTGGGGGCGGCGGTGTTGACGGCGGCGGCGAGCTGCTGGTCCCCCAGCACGCTGATCTCGGGCCCGTCGTCGATCCCGGGGCGGTAGGTGTCGCTGCCGGGGCGGATCTGGAGGCGCCGCATGACGGCGGACTTGAGGAACAGGGTGTTGAGTCGCAGGAGGCGGGTGGGGTTGGCCAGGGGCCGGCCCTGGCGGTCGGTGTCGATGCTCGACCACTGGTAGACCTTGTCCATCGCGCGGCGCCCGCGGCCCAGCCCCACGCCCTTGGACGGGAAGGTGAGGTGGCGGCCCCGGCAGAAGTCGTAGACCGCCTGCGTGACCTCGCCGTCGCCAGAGTCGATCACGCGGGCCCCGATGGGGACCTCGGCGGGGGAACCCTGGCGGCGGAAGCGGCGGAAGAGCGCGGCCAGGAGCGGGGAGAAGTCACCAAAGATCGGCAGCGGCACGGCCCCGTGCCAGACCAGGTAGCGTTTCTGGCAGCGTTCCGTGAGGCCGCGCACCACGATGTAGGCCCGGTCGTCCTGGAGGTCGCAGGCGGCCAGCAGGGCCAGGACGCCGGCGGGGACCTCGCCCAGGCGGTAGCCCCCGTCCGGGACGGGCGTGCAGCGCTCCCGGAGGGAGGAGATCTCGACCGCGCCGGTGGTCTGGCTCCAGGCCTTCCCGGCGTGGTCCGCGAGCCAGTCGGCGTCGATCACGCCCTTGCGGTGGAGGTACCCCTCGACGGCCGGGGCGTACGGGTTGGCGATCACGCCGCTGATCCACTCGGGGATCTCGACGCTCTCGATGTCGGTGGCGGGGTCGGGGCCGATCAGGAGGCCGGGCGTGTGCTCCCAGGTCTCGTGGAGCGCGAGGGCGTGGGGCTGGAGGTGCGGGTCCTGGTCGCAGAAGCCGGGCGGGAGCCCGGTCCCGCCGTCCCGGCGGCGGAGGCGCGTGACGCGCTGGTCGGGCGCGGCCCAGACCCCCAGGGAGAGCTGCCAGTGGTTGAGCTCGGGCCCGATGCGTCCGCGGCAGGCCGGGCAGCGGCTGCAGCTCGTGGCCTTGGCGTGGGCGACGTCGGCCGCGACGTCATGGGTATCCCAGGAGGGCTTGCCGGCGTGGTCGGTGCCGGCCCAGCGGATGTCGCGGAAGGTGCGCTCGTGGTACGCGCCGCAGCGCGGGCAGGGGACGCGGTAGGTGCGGCGCGAGCCCTTGCTGTACTCCAGGTCGATGCCCTGCCCGACCAGGCCGGGCTTGCCGTTGTAGACCGCCTTGCCGCGGCTGAAGGTCTTGATGCGCTGGAGGGCCAGGTGGGCGGTGCGGGGGGGGCAGCGGTCCAGCTCGTCGCACAGGACGTAGCGGCAGGGGTCGCTCTCGAGCTGGTGCTCGCTGAAGGCCCCGCGGAAGTAGGCGTACATGCGGTCGAAGCGGATGTAGCGGGCCTTGCGGTCGTGGGCGCGGGGGGAGAGGCGGGCGG